TCCTCTTATGGAGTTCAAAATTATGATCCAAAAAATTCTGGAAAAAAAATCAATCTTCTTTTTGCCCAGTCGTTTAGCTCGTCTACATATGGTGATACTGTATTGGTATCCGATACTAAGCCAACAAGTGTAAGGCTTATTCGAAGAGTTCCAGTTTACATTATTTGAGGATTAAAATCATGTCTGAAAACAAAGGTTGCGGTTGCGGTAAGAAATATGTTGCTCCTCCCCCTCCCCCGGAGAATCCACAACCACAAAATTCTGAATCACCAGAATTCAGAACTGCTGAAGTCACTGATGGTGGCGTAAAAAAAAACTAACTATGATCCAGAGCTTCGCGTCCGCAATGGCTTCGCGAGGTCTCTCGGATAACAAAGTTAATAAAACAGAAAAGCAATTGAGAGTTCTCAGTTGCTTTGGAAATAAACACACAGGTGGAGTTTTGCCTCCCTGTGAACATCTTCGCAGAAGCGAAGTCCAAGAAGGTCAATTTTTCTGTGGTGCTTGTGGTTGTGGCGACAAGAAGATGACTTGGCTTCTTGCAAAAGGCGATGAGTATTCAAAATTAGATTATCCAAAATTGCATTGTCCCCTAGCAATGCCAGGATTTTCAAATTATACCCAAGCCGAAGAGCATGAGGCTATTCCCCCTATAACCAGAAAGCATTATATTGAGAATATTTCGTATGACGAGGTGCAAAAGGTGGAAGTTACATTACCTGAACTCCCCCCTCCACCGCCTCCAGAGGAAGAAAATAAATGAAGAATTTCTTCCGCCTAAATAATTCCGGTGAAATATGCCGGATAACAGAATACAATCAAGAGAAGAACTAATAGAATACGCATTTCGTGCTCTGGGAAAACCAGTCATCGACATCAATGTCGATTGGCAACAGGCATCAGATCGTCTAGATGACGCTTTGCAATTATTTGCAGAGCGTCATTTTGATGGAGTGATAATTGGGTATCTCCCGTATAAAGTCACGGAAGAGGATAGTGCGAGAAAGTACATACTTTCGGACAATATAGGTCCTCCCAGCGGAGTCACGGGGGATAGTCCTACAGGAAAAGATATAGTTTCCATAGTTAGGCTTTTCCAATATGATCCCTTAAGCTCATCGAATAACATGTTCAACATCAAGTACCAATGGGCATTGTCCGACTACTTCCAAGTAAACAGGGGTCTTTATGGTGTCCAAGATCTTCCTATAGCAAATTATGACAATGCGATGAGATATATTACTCTCATGAATCAGTATTTTTCTCCCGAAAAATCATTCCAGTTCACCAAATCGTCAAACAGAATATCAATCAATACAGACTGGAATACAGACCTAAAACCCGGACAAGGTTTAATGTTTGAAGCATATCTGGCATTAGATCCGGATAAATTTACTGAAATATACAATGATCGTATTTTGAAGAAGTATTTTGTTCAGCTTATAAAAAGACAGTGGGGTATTAATCTTTCAAAATATGAAAACATTCCTTTGCCCGGTGGAGGAGTGCTGAGGGGTGCAGCAATGGTCCAAGAAGCTAGCAAAGAAATTGAAATTATTGAGAATGAAATTTATACTTCTTTCGAAGGTCCACCTACCTTCCAGATGGGATAAAAAATGGCCACAAATCCATTCTTCAATCAAAGAAGTCCAGCCGAGCAGACTCTGGTCGAAAGTATGGTCATCGAACATATTCGTATGTTCGGTCAAGATATGATTTATATTCCAAGGGAACTCATCAGAGAGGATCGTTTGTTTGGTGAAGGAAGATGGTACGAATTTAATGATGTATTTCCTATTGAAATGTACATAGAAAATGTGAATGGGTTTGAAGGTGCAGGAGATCTAGTTTCCAAATTTGGTTTACAGATCAAGGATAGAGCAACTTTGATTATGGCACAAAAAAGATTTGCCGAAGAAGTTACTGCAATAAGACCGGATATAAAAAGACCAAGAGAAGGGGACATTGTGTTTATGCCTCTTTCAAATTCCATGTTTGAAATCAACTTTGTCGAACATGAAATTCCTTTTTATGTCCATGGAAGAAATTATAGCTATAAATTAACATGTGAACTGTTCAATTATGATCACTCCAAGATAAACACTGGAGTCACTGAAATAGATGCTGTTGCTACAGAAAGACATTGGGAACCTAAATTGTTAACATTATCAAGAATTCCAGGTATAACAAATTATAATTTCTATGAGGGTGAAACTGGTTCTCAATATAGAGAAGGTACAGTCGGTCAAATTACAGGATCTGTATTGTCTGCGGGAACGATCATACAATATCTGTATCCTGGACAGACGGGTGCGACTTACTTGGCATATGTCACAACTCCAGACAATTTTGATTATTCTGGAACGAGCATACTATACGGTTCTTCTTCAGGTGCTAAACAGTACATTGTCGGTGTAACAGGAACAAATACATTGATTCCAAAGAACTCGTTGATTGGAGAAAACTTTGGAGATAATGATATAACAGCTCTTGAATCAAATCAAAAGAACATCATAAATTATTGTGATCGAGATCCATTCTCTGAAGGGACACCATAATGTTTACAGATTATTACAATGAATCGGTAAGAAAACTGGTGGTCGCTTTCGGGAATTTATTCAATGAAGTATACATCAGAAAAACCGATGAAAATGATGATATTACAAGAATTCGCGTTCCTTTGACATATTCTCCGAAAGAAAAATTCTATAGAAGAATACGAGAACCAGGAACAATAACCGATAACACAAGAATTCAGATAGATCTTCCACGCATGTCTTTTTCGATAAAAACAGTTGCTTATGATGTAGGAAGAAAATTGAACAAGATGAATTCCAGAGTTGTTTTGGATGAAACGGATTCGAGAGTGTCCATAAAGAAGGTTGTTCCATATAATTTTGCTTTTGAGTTGACATCCTTTACCAGAAGCATTGATGAAAATTTACAGATAATGGAACAAATACTTCCTAATTTTTCTCCCGAGTATGTTATAAAAATAAACTTCAACAAAGTATATGAGGGAGTTGATGTGCCGTTTATATTGGATTCCACCAATTTGTATGAGGACAGCGAAGGTTCTTTTGAAGAAAGAAGATTGCTGATGTATACCTATAATTTTACGGTAAAATCATTTATCTTCGGACCAATCGAAAGTGCCACTGTGATTGAGAATACAAACTTTGATTACAATAACATATCATTCTTTTCATGAGGTAAAAAATGAGTTTAGAAAAAATTGGTGATTCTTTGGGAATTCCTTTTATTTCAGAGGAAAAAACTGAAACAGAAATAGTCAAAAAAGAACCCGAAAAGAATGATAAATCTGAATTAGATTTTTTAGAAGTTCGTAAAAATCTAAAGAGCCTAATATCCACTGGAGAGGAAGCAATAGAAGGCATATTGAAAGTTGCACAAGAAGGCGATTCTCCAAGAGCCTATGAAGTAGCAGCGACTCTAATAAAAACAGTATCCGAGATAAACAAGGATATAATTGATATCCATCAGAGGATGAAAAGCATAGAACAAACAAAAGTTGTAAACAATAATACAACAAATAATTCAATCTTTGTTGGGTCTACTTCTGATCTACAAGATTTGATCAACAGTGCACGAAGCAGAAAAAAAGCATTGACAGAAATAAAGATAGAAGATAATAATGGCGAATAAAAGATCACTTGAAGGATATAGAGATAATGTAAACTTAAAGCCATATGGCGTTAAGATAGATTTTACACCAGAACAAGTCGAAGAATATCTCAAGTGTGCTTCCGATCCAATTTATTTTGCGACTCGTTACATGAAAGCTGTTTCTCTAGACGAGGGATTGATTCCATATCACCCTTACCCATATCAGAAAGAGATGATTGAGACTTGTGCAAAGAATAGATTCGTGATCTGTAAACTCCCTCGCCAAAGCGGTAAAACGCTGACTATGTGTGCATATCTTTTATGGAATGTGATGTTCAATCAGGATATCAATGTTGCTGTTCTTGCAAATAAAAAGACTATTGCATATGAAATTTTAGAAAGAATTAAGAATGCATATCAATACATTCCGAAATGGCTCCAACAAGGTGTAAAGGAATGGAATAAGGGATCGATTGTATTGGAGAATGGTTCCCGTGTCATAGCCTCTGCGACAAGCTCATCCGCCGTCCGTGGTCTGTCCTTGAACATCATCTATCTGGACGA